CACAAGTGATCCATGTGCAGGCAGAGTAGTACTTGGCCTCTGCCTGAAGGTTTTCAAACTTACGAAAACCTAGATCAACACATCGTAAAAATTGTGGCCATTTGTGGCCATCATATTTCTACTTTATGTTGACCACCCCTTTTTTGTCTACGCTAGGGGCGAAGTCGACCACCGACTTCTGTTGTTACACGGGCGTTGGTTCAAGAGCTGTGTCTAGTAAATAGACCACAGGGCATCCTGTAAAGAATGCCAAATTGAAATCCTCGGCCACGGAACAATATGCGTGCCATCCCGCTTTCGCTGACCCATCACTGGCGGACGTCATAATTGACGTTACCGTGTGAAAATTGGCGAAGGGTGCGGTTGTGTTATCCGTTCGTTTTGCAGGGAAGAAACGGATGTTTGTATACCATGGCAATTCAACCTCTTGTACTGGATTTTGCAGTTTAGTAACTGCATTAGCTCCGTCCCAAGTATGAGGCATGAATCTAGACATTTGGGCTGCTGATGCAACCCTACCCGAAGTTTGGGCTACCACAGGCTCTTCAGCTTGTAAATAACCCGTAGAATCAGCAATGCGATTGACCTGAAATAATCGACCAGCTGAATCTTCGGTATCTCCTTCCCTAACATACTTCCATCGAATTCCCCCTCTCCTGCAAGTAAAAGCTGGAGTTAGGTAGTTCAATAACGTTGTTTTAGAGAAATTGAAATTTCCAACATACAACGTCAAAGGATCTATGGCATCTGGAGCAAAGCCACGATAATCGGGGAAATCGTTCATACGTAAATTTACCAAAGATGTACCAGTTTGAAGTTTAGGTCTAAATCTATGGTAATTATAACGCTTGAGACATTGACGGAAGGATGATATCGGATCTCCATAGTATACCATATCAGTCATACCACTAGGTGATATTGAAGCTGCCATGTCATCTATGTAATCCAATTTCATTGGAGATGATTCTTGTGGTGAATGATCGTCTACCTCTCCTATTTGAGGCTGAAGAATATCCGGGTTCGGATCTTCATTGAGGGCTTGATCAGGTGGAATGGATGCAGGATCCTCAGGGGGGAAAAACGTTACATTCCTCAGAGTATCTGCAGACGGATCGAAAAACTCAATATCATCTCCTGCAGACACAAAAACATTAATCTCGATGTCGTTGTTCACTGTTGTGTTGGGAACAGCTAGTTCGTTCACAACATAAACAGATATAACTCCATTATGTTTGTTCAATGTGTCCGGTGAGAGTGTAGTGGTGTCGAACAATGTGGTCGTTCCTGATGGAGTTTCGACATTTAACATGCTCTTACCTTGCCCCCATCCCATGGATACCGTAAAATCACGTTCATTTGCAATATCAATAACGTGTGTGTAACACACGTTGTATTCATTCGATTGTTGATAATACGGATCATAGGTGATTTTAAGTCTCCCCTTATGAAAAGAGGATGCCACGACTTGAAATCTATAATTCATTGTACCACGCCATGCATCAAATGGCAAAGCCGCAAACGCACATGCTGGTAAATGAATCTCCTCACGGGGGGCGAGACCTACAGTATCCCATGTCATGGGATTGATGTAGGAATTCCACAATAGTTGTTCTGTTGTAGCAGTCACTTCCCACGGAAACGTGGTGAGATATGACTCCCTACACGCTATAGATCTTATGGCTAGTTCATCCTTTCCAGCCAGACCCATAACACGTGAATCTATTGTGGTTTCTTGTTTGCAATCCATTGTTAGCTTGACAGATGTATCATGAACATTTGTGTTTGCAATATTACCAACCAAAGTTGGTTTGTATGGTACAATGGATGCAAGCTCCGTTGGTCGTGAATACCCAAAATTCTTGGCAATATCTGCGACAGCAGACATTGCCATTTGAGTTGCACGAGCATAAGGAGCAATTGAAGGTATTCTTTCCATACCTCCAGCTACCTTCGACAAAATCGAGGCAGGCTTTGAAATAGGAGCTTCCCGATACTCATCAATGACACCCATTTGGGGTGATAGAGCACCAGGTTCTCCTGATGTGGGGATTGATAACACTACATCCTCAGCCCAAGCAAACACTGAAAC